ATACCAGCTGGCAGCAGTCAAAGCCGCTGTTCCGGAGCGTTTCAAATTTCTTTGCAATATGTTCGGCATCGTCGAACTGGATGCAGGTTCCGATCCTCATACGTATCCCCCATCATTTCATGGTCAAAACATTGTGGTGCTGACGGTTTTATGGTATCATACCCGTGAAGGCCGTGAAAGAGCCGCTTTGACTATTATTTGCATCATATTGACTTTTTGAAAAGGTGAGAGGATGAATACGAGGGCGTACAAAGAATATGAACCGGTACGATACCCCGAAAACGGGGTCAAGGTGTTATACGACGCCCGGGTGGAACCAGGGGCAAAGGCCTTTCCGCTGCACTGGCACGAACGCATGGAGCTGATCCGGGTGGTGGAGGGAAGTCTCGAATGTCACGTTGACGATACACGTTTTATAGTGAAGACGGGGGAGCTGGCCATAGCCTGTCCCTGCCGTCCGCATGGGGCGGCGGCGGGACGGGAGGGCGCACGTTATCATACCGTCATGTTTGACCCCGCCGACTTTTACAACGCCAGTGGTGCGTCCAGGCGCTATTTGACCGCCATATGTGATTCGACCGCGGTGTTTGCCCCGTGTACTGGCGACAGCCGGGTGCTGGGTGTGCTGGACGGCTTGGTCAGCCTGTGCCGCAGTGAGGGCCGGGGAACCCATCTCTCAAATTTAGGTAAAAACCAATCATTCAAGCGAGCGACCAGCATCTTTGTACGGGCAATCCTTGCATAACAACTCCAATACGGTGGTTTCTATGTAGTCATTTGCCGCACCCCCAATATATCCATCACCGCTATTATACAGGATTGAAATAAGCGTGTAAACATGTCGGTCGCTCAAGTGAACGAGCGTTTCTCTTTTTCCCTTGACAATAAAACGAAGTTCGGGGTATACTAGACAGGCGAGGTGATGGTGATGGTCGATAAGGATATGCTGGACGCGATTGGACAAATGCTGGAGCCTATCATTAAGGAACAACGCGAAATCCGAGAGGATTTACAGGCGATGAAAGCCGACGTTGCACAAATCCCCGACGTACGACGGGATATTAACCTCATCCTCGAAGGCCAGCAGGGGATCAACGACAAGTTTGCCGCACTGGACAAGACAGAGGAAAGCATGGAGAACCTAAAAGTGCGCGTCTTCGCCCTGGAGGAGGCCTCGAAAAAACAAACCTCGCAGATCAGGGAATTACGGATGGCAAAATAAAAAACGCCGGGAGCACCCTATAAATGGATGCTCCCGGCTTGCTTTTTACGCGGACAAACGCAAAGTATACCGTTCGGAAATAAAGGATTTGATTTCATCGTATCCCATACCAATGTTGATTAAGCTGCTTACCAGCATTTCCATGCTTTCGACCTCTTTGAGCTGTTCCGCGTTCAGATAATCCCGAACGGTCTCTTTCGGCTTCACGCCGAAGCTCTGCTCCAGTTCCTTCAGCGGCATCCCAAAAATGCTTCTGTAAATGAGCTTTGTGTAATTAGGATAGGCAAAACGTTTATGAGGGCTTTCGGACACCTTCATTTTGATGGTATCGGTCAGAATGTGGCGGATCAAGATTCCTTTTGCCCGTTCGATCTCCCATTTCTGACGCTCTGCATAAATCCGTTTCAGTTCCGATTCCATTTCGTTGAACGCAGCAATATATTTGAGTTTCCAATCCAAAGCCTTTTGGCCGGTAAATCCCATGACTAGGAGTGAAAACCCATCTCGCGTAATTTCATATTGTGGATATAGCTTGCCGCGGTTTTCGTAGGTCGCCTCAATAAACATCGATTTGGTGGCGGAATTTTCCGCCACGAGATTTCTGATGCTTTCGAGTACGTCCTTATGCTGCTTTTCGAAATGCTCTGCCACGTCCCTACTGTTTGCCGTCAAGATTTCGCAATTCTCCTTGCCGCTGATTTTCACTAACATAAATCCATTCTCCTTTATGTTTTAAATGAAAAGGACGCCCGTCATATGCGGACGCCCATTGGTTACGATTCTTTTTATACTTCCCCGCCTTGCGGCTCAGCGTTTCCTTCTGCCCACTTTTCGGACTGCTCTAGCACTTCCAGCAGCCTTTCCGCCGCCTCGTCACTGTCGATCACCACATCGTGGTATATGCTACTGGTTGGCATTACTCACTCTTTCCCATCTGCTTGACGAGCTGGTTGCCGTACACCGCCGCGCCGGCGACCAGTACGCCTTGGATCACCGCGTCCACGGTGGGGCCCATGATGGCCAAGGCCCCGCCCACACCAAACACCAGCAGGATCAGCGGGATAAACTTATCCGGGATCACCTCGATATGTTTGACAATGGCCCCGATGATGACCAGGGCCGGGATCAGGACCAGGGCGTTGTCCACAATATAGTTGATGATGTCCATGTCTCCATCTCCTTTACTTGTGATAGTCCTCCAGGTCGGTAAGCCGGTGGTTAATCACCTTGATCTGCTCTTCCACTACCGGCATTCTGGAGGCAAAGTTGTTGTGTTTGTCCACCTTTTTTTCAAGCTGTTCCACGCGGTAGCTGGTCAGCTTGAACCCCGAAAAGCTCCCGATCGCCGTACCGATCAACGCTAACCCGGCGGTTATGATCGGCACAAGGATTTCCGCCATCCCTTACACCCCCACGATCCTCATCTGCACCCGGTCAATGGGCTTGCCGGGGACACCGGCATATTGCAGGGTGGGGGTGGGGTTGTCGCAATTGCGGATCCAGGACCAATAGTCCCGGCCGGGGTTGGATGCCCGGTATTCCACGGCATATCCGGGACAGTCGATCAGCTCTGCTTGAATCAGATCGATGTCTTTACCGAGATTGCCCGCGTAGTCCTGGCCGTTGGTTTGCCAATTTAACCACCGGTCCCCGTCGATCTGGTGGACGCGCAGCCGGATCACCCCACGGCTGGACCTGGCGTACAGGCCGGATAGAGCCTTGCCCAATACCCCGGCATATCCGCTGGTGTCCTCATCGTGGCAGCCGGTGATCTCCGACCACCATCTGCCATTGGCGTATGCCTGGTATGTAACCTCCGGGGCCTCGGCCGGGGGCGCGGGCTCCACGCTCCCCTCCTCCGTTTCCACCGCATTACTGTTAATCCACTGGATCAGCGCATCCGCATTGACTACCTTCCCCATGACCTCAATCTCTCCTTTCAGCTTTCGATCCACCTCGCGGCGGAACATGTCCATGCTGTACCCGTGCTTGTCAAACCAATGCTTGGGATCGCTGTGGTTGGAGGCGATCCCCTTTTTGTACCCCTCATAGTGGCTGGTGATGTCCGCTGCCGTGAAGCCAAACTGACGGCAGAGCATCACACAGTACTCCACGGCATTGGCGATGCAAGCCCTGGTATACGCCTCATACCGGGCGGGATCGTAAGACGGGGACGACGCACCGGGCCCCGGCTCGACCATCTCGAACGCAATATGGTCAATATTGGCGGGGTTGGCCCCTCCCGTCCCGCTGTGCCACGCCCCCATCTCGTAGGGGAGATAGACCCATACCTCCTTGTCATCGACAAAGGCGTGGACGCATTTCTCGATCCCCGGCTTGTTCCACCGGGAGAACCACCCCGAGGCGGGCACATACGCACAGCCGGTCGAGTGGACCATGATTCCTTTGAGCCGGTTTTTCCTCCCCACTTTGTAGCAATCGTTTTCCTTCATATATCGGGTGTGTATGGTCATCGGGGTTCCTCCTTTACTTCCACCGGCCGATGGCGAAACACTTGATCGATAGCGGCGTTCCGTTAGTCGTTGCCAGTGCGCTCAAGACCGCAACCTTACCGACCGATGTCGACGACGTGTTGGTCACAGATGTGGTCCATTTGGTTGGCTCGTATTGCTGCTCCGCCTTAACAAAGGGAGTCCCATAAAACGATTCCGGAAACGTCCCCAAATCTATAAATGAGCTAATATATAAACTCCCGGACGCGGAAAAAGGCTCCACTGACATGGTCCTTGTCGCGGTCCAAATCATCGTCCCGTCATCATATTTAACCCAATACCCGGTAGACGCCGATCCGCCAGATTCCGCGATTCCTGCCGTGGCAAAGTCTACCCCTGCCTCCGCCGCCAATACATTGGCCCCGTTGCCTTTGAGCAGGCCGACGATATCCGTCGCCGTGTCGGTTGTCACCTCATTCGGACCAGATGGTCCCTGCGGGCCCGTGCCTCCCTGGACGCCCTGGACACCCTGTACGCCTTGTGGGCCTTGAGGCCCGGTCTCCCCAGTCGCTCCAGTATCCCCTTTCGGCCCCTGGGGACCGATCACGCTGCCTAAGTCCACAGTTGTTGTCGCCATTTCCCCTCACCTCATTCGTATGTCGCAATTAAATGGCCGCGCTCGTCAATCGAAAATGTCGGGACAGGGCCGGGATCGCCCTTGTCCCCTTTGTCTCCCTTCGCGCCCTGCGCCCCGGCCGTTCCGGCCGGTCCCGCCGGACCGGTATCCCCTTTCGGCCCCTGCTCGCCTTGAATCCCCTGCGGGCCGGTATCTCCCGTATCTCCTTTTGGTCCCTGCGGGCCTATAACGCTTCCCAGATCCAATTCCTGTGCCATTCTTCGTCCTTCCTCCTCAAGATATGGTATAGATCAGTTTCCCGTCCTGTATCGACAAGGGCGGGGCTGGCTCATTATCGTTGTGCGTCAGGATCAAATGCCCCTCCGCATTGACGCTCAGGGCAAACATGCCGGGGCTTAGTTCGGTGATAGCGACCGCGCCATCCTCTCCTGGGTCTCCTTTTTCGCCCTTCTCGCCCTTTTGACCTTGAACCCCCTGCGGGCCTGGGGGTCCTTTAATATTGACAGGATCAGGCACCATCGGACCCATTCCCGCTTTAGACGGGAACCACTGCAACTCCCCGGTTGACGAATCGACGGAAGGCGTCCACCATCCGCCGTCCTGCCCATCCTCTCCTTTGGCCCCGTCGTCTCCGGGGTTTCCCTTCGGACCCGGTGGGCCGATAAATTCCCCGTTATCAAGCTTTTGCTGTACCGTATCGGCCACCGCCTGCGCCGCATCTGCCGCTGTCTCCGCATCTGCCGCCGCTTGATTGGCCGCATCCGCCGCGTCCTTCGTGTCCGCGATCAGCCCCGACAGCCCCTTTTCATACTCCGTCTCCATCGGCGTACCCGTATCCCGGGGCGCAAATTTGAGGCGTCCGGACAGGGTGTACACCACCTGTTCCTCCGTGTTGTCCGCGCCAAGGATTACCGCACAAAGCCGGATGGTTCCGGTCGATCCGGCGCCTGTCCAGTTCCCCGGCAACAAACACGATGCCTGGCTGTTTTCCAGGGCCACAAAGTCCGTGGTATCGTACCCGCCCGCGCCGTCCACAAACTCGAACCGGTATTGATACGCCGCGTTCACCAACGCCTCATCCAGCGCAAACACAACGGACGTGGCGTTGTGGTCCCCCTGTACCCCCGCAAATTGCGGCTGGTCCGGCGTTACCCCAGACGGGGTTGCCGAAAAGGTTACAGTCCTGATGGGTGTACTCATCTTCATCACCTCATTGGAAACGGCGGGGCTGTTACACCCCGCCGTCCTTTATTTCTCCATGTCTTGAATCCATCGTGTGAAGTCCCCGGATTTGTAGCCAATCCCCAAGCCAACCAGCGTTTCCCGGAGCTTTCTCATACCGGCCTCATCCTTCCTTTTGTACAAATCCTGGTAGATCGGCTTGTAATACCTAGTCACGGCAGACCGGATACTGGATTCCTCTTTCCCGTTGTCCGTCATCTCTTGTATGACGGCCTTGGCTTCTTTCGTGTTTCCAGCCTCGAGCGCCATCACCACATCCGAACCCTCGAACAGGCCCTCGTACTCTTCCTCATCGTCTGCATCATTGGCCGGTCTCTTCTTTTGACTGTCGGCTAACCTGTTCACGGCATCTTCGGCCCATTCCTGATCCGCCCCGCCGTCCGTGATTTCCTCCAGGCTTTCTTTAAGCTCCTTGGTTTTCCCGTCCGCCTTCTCTTTTGCCGCGCTTTCGAGCTTGGAAACCCATCCATCCACAGCACCGACCACCCACTCCCGGTCAAACCCATCGTTCCGGATTTCCCCGACGATCCGGGCATACGCCGACATGTTCCCGTCAAGCTTGGCCCGCCCGGCCTCGGCGATCCGGTCGTCCCGTTCCCGGAGGTTCTTGCGCATGTAGTAGACGATTTTTTCCTCGCTGATTCCGCCTTTTTCCATCGCCTCCATGATATCCTTCGCCAGCTTCGGGTTGTTTTCCCGGTATGCGTCATAGGCACGTCCCGCATATCGGGAGGCGTTCTTAGAATTCACGGGATAATAGAAGGTGTCGAGGATATATTCGAGCCGTGCCGTCGGGACCCCGAAATCTCCCAGTGTGCGGATGCTTCCACCGACCAGCGCTTCCAGGTCCCGCGTGGCCGCCGCCACCGGGATCCCCGTGAGTTTGCTGATGCTCGCCGCACTGTTTTTTATCAGCCATGCAACCGAATACTTCGAATCCCCTTGGAAATAGGACATCCAGGCCCGCCCCGCGTTCACGACATCCGTTAGGCCCGCCATTTCCTGCCGTGTCAGGTTATACCCGGACAGGAGGGACGCCACATCTTTGAGATATGGCAGCATGTTCAGGGGGCTCAAGTTGTCCAGGGTGTTTTCGCCTACAGCGGATAAGTACTTTTCCCACCACTTCTTTTCTTCGTCATCATCCCGAATAGCGTCTACCAGGGCCGCCAATAACGCCGTCAAAATACTCGTTGCCGTGTGGGCGACAGTTACCCGAACCAGCCGCCTCCGGCCTTTCTTCCATCCGTTTTTCTGCACGTCCCGCACTGCCGACCGCAGCATGTTGTAAGCTTTGGTCGGTTCGCTCATGAACGATGTGACCGTCTTGTTGATGAAGTTTTTGCTCCGCATCATTTGGGACCGGTGCAGAACCGAATCCACCACCTGTGTCCGGTCGATGATCTCCGAAAACCGCTCCCCGGCCGCTTCCAGGAACTCCACCGTCCCGGGCTTAAAATCGGTTGTATCCCGGATTTCCGCTTTCACCGCGTTCCAGAGCTTTCCCCAGGTCTTGGTGTCCGCCCATCCGGCGGGCTTCATGGCGATATCCCGCAGCCCTTTCTTACCCATCAGGATATCCTTCATCCCACGGGCCGTGTCCATCTCGAAAAACCCGAGGTCCTTCCAGTAGGCAATGGGGGCATACTCGTTCATCTCGTCGATATCCGACTTCGTAGCCAGCCCCTTCGCCAGATACTTCGGGTCTATCAGCGCTGCCGCCCGCAGATATGCCGTAGGTTGCTGAATGATGACCCGTAGGTTTGCCCCGACTGCGGCTGCCTTCATGTTTGACAGCAGCTTGTCGCCGATAGTGGGAGGGGTTTGCTTCGATACGCCGTTGATATCCTCCACTAGCTTGTTCCAGTAGGCCACCGCGTCATGCCCCAGCGCCCGTTCCAGGCTTTCCTTGATGCTCCCTTGTACCTCGCCTCCTGGTTCCGACGCCTTAAAGTTGAACACCTTGCTCAAATCCGACAACGGCACCACAAAAGCGTTGTAGCTCCCCATCTGGTCCGCCTGGCGGGTGAACACGTCGAAGATATCCTCCACCATGATTGGGTTGTTGGCACCGGCCACGGTGGATTTGGTCATACCCAGATTTTTGAGCACGGCATCAGGCCGTTTGAGGTCCCCCTGCATGGTGGTGAGGTAGTTCTTGTCGGACACAATGGGGAAATAGTTTTGCTCGGTGAATTTCCGGTATCCATACAGCTTCATGGAGACTTCGTTGCCCCACTCCGCTGTGACCTTGAAGAAATCTGCGATCCCGTCCGCCACCGCCCGCTGTTCCGGCGTCAGCGTCCCGACGATTTCCTTAAGGTCCTGCGCCGTCAATGTCACCGGCCGGAACGTTTTGTCGATCCGCATCTTCTTCACGGTATCCGATGGGCGGATACCGCCGCCCAGGATATGCCCTCGCGCCTGGTCACGCTTCGACAGCTCATACAGGCTCATGATCTGCGCCGTGGTCAGGGATACGGTCCCGCCCCTAACCTTGAAGGTATGCTTTTCCGCCTTCGTGCCGCTCCAGGTATCGGTATCAATCCCCTTCAGCAGCCGCTGCATGTACGCGACAGCCTCCGTCGTGTTCTGGATTTTCCGGTCGAATCCCCTGCGCAGAGGCTTGTATATCTCCCGGTATGCCGTCTCGCCCAGCTCCTCGAAGTAGCTCGGCGCGTCCATCATATCGTAGTTTACCAGCCGTTTCCCGAGGCCGAGCAGGCCGGTATACTCCTTGGCTTCTTGCCCCATCAGGTCCATGTGGATGCCCTTAGCCACCTGTTCCGCCGCGCGTGTCCGTTCCCCGGAGATCAGGGTGTTCGCGTTCGTCAGCATACTTTTCAGCGCCGCCACCACATGAGCCAGCTCCCCGAGCTGCGTCCCGGTCATGTCCTCGATCCGCACCCGTTCGGCGTTTTGGATGAGGTCGGCCATGTTCGGGATCAGGTCGGGGTCAGCGCCGTCAAATATCGCCTGCGCCTCTTCAAAGGTCCCGCTTTCGCTTTTCAGGATGGTATTCATCTGATTAAACAGCTTTTGCATCGCCATGGTCCGCATGGTGGGCTTGCCTTTGCTGTTCAGCCGGTCGGAACTAAAATCGATGGTGTTTACGAACTCCGCCACCGCTTTCCGGAACGGCTCCGGCACATGCTTCTTGTCGGTGGGATGGGTCAGCCATCTCCCAAGCTCCATCGTGTCACGGATGATCCGGGGCTTATACCGGCGCACCAGGGCGCTTTCCCACCTCTTATCGGCGGCTGCCTTCCGCTGCTCACGCACCTTTTCCATCTGTGCCGCCAGGCGCAGACGGTTTTCATCCTTCAAATCCTTCCGTTTTTGGCGCTGCTCCTGGACAAGTGCCTGTTCCTTGGCCTTGTACCCTTTCCGGATCGCCTGGATGCGGTTTTCGTACTTGGCCCGGAGCTGGGTGAGCTCGGCCTTTTTCTTGTCCGCGAAGGTGTGGATTTCCGGAAGGTTGAAGTATTCCTCATACACCCGCATGGCCAGGTCATAGGCGGCCTCCGTCGCGTCCATCCCATAGGGGTTGACATACGACGGCTTGACCGTCCGCAGCGCATCCGCCACCGCCTGGGGCTGGTCCTGGATGGGGGTATCGGGGGAAAAGAACTCCGGCCAACGCCCGCTGATCTCCGGCCACAGGCTATCGAGGCTCGTGCCGTCGTTCGTCAGACGGAACCCGCCGAAATGTTCCTTCCGGAACCGCTCGTAATCCATCCCCGCCCGGATATCCTCGTCCAGGGATATGGCCGTCTTACGGAAATATTCCCGCATGTCCCGGTACTTCTCGTACAACGTGGAATCCAGGGCGGAGGATTCCCGCAGGACGCTATTCGCAATTTCCACCGATACGTCCATGGCCTCGTCGAAATTGGCGTCCGGATCGTTGGCGATATACGAAAACAGGGCGTCCAGGTTTTTCACCAGGGTTCCCTTGTCGTAGGAACTGCTGGTTTCCTTCAGGATGGTATCGGCCAGTTTCCCGATACTGGCGGGTTTTACCTTGTGCCCCTTTGTCAGTTGGAATTCCCCGCGCAGGGTCTCCACCTGTTCCCGGAGCGCCTGGTTTTCTTCCGTCAGGAGGTCTACATCCACGGGGGATATGTCCTCTAGGTAAAACCGCAGCTCCGGCGCCTCGTTCAGTGCCCGCACCCGGTCGGCATCGTCCCCGGCCTTGTACTCCACCGTCTTGATCCCCGCCGCTTCAAGCTGGGTTTTCAGATCCTCGTCCAGCGTGTCCGGCACCACGGCGGCCGCCACGTCCTCCAACCCAGCCGCATCCCGGTATACCATGCCGGGGGATTCCGCCATATCGTTGGAAAGCGAAAAAATATCCGCCACGATTTCGTCCGTGACGGAGAATTTCCCCAGCGATTCCAGGGACTTCCGGATATCCTCTTTTGTGTGGCTTCTGGACAGCACATCCAGAAGTACTCGGCTGGATTCCATCGCGTCTGCCGTCCGGCCGCCCGCCATACGCCCGGCAATGGAGGAAAGGCGGGCACCAAACCCTGTGTCTTGAACAGGCGTTTCCGTATCATACGAAAGGGATGCTTCCGGGCGGAAAAGGAGGCTGATGTCCCCGGCTCCGTCCGTATGGAGCGGAGGGAGGCCGGATTGCACAGCACTATCCAAATCCTCTGTCGTCATCCCGTGGTATGCCCTGATGCCTCGTACCTCTTCCACCGCGTCGTCCATATAGAACCGGGTCCCGGTATCCTTTTCCGGGCTTTTGGGTATACTGGTATTGACAGTATCAGGGTTTTCCCCTATACTGTTATTGGAAGCTGTACCGCCGGTCGTTTCGGGCGTTAAAGACAGGGGGCCGCTCATCGGAGCATCTGTCGCGGTGGCAAGGCTTCCTTTTTTTGCGCTCGCATACATCGTCTGCACCGCTAAGTCGCGGTGCTTTTTTGATACATACGACACAACCGTTGTGCGCCCATTGATCGTTTTGGAAAACCGGATTACTGGTTTCCCTTCGTACAGCTTCGGGGACAAGGATATGCTGTCCGGAGACGAAATCACCTCTGGGATATTTATAATATCTTCCTTCGTGATGGCACGTTGACCACGCGCACGTTCAAATGCCTCATTCCCGTGCGAATGGACCAGGATTTTCCGGATTTCCTGCGCCTGGATCGTGCAGTTGTATCCGTCAATATCCATACCGGTTTCATCCATGACCCGCTGTGCCAAGTCAAAAGGAACCCGGCCGAAATACATCTTTTTGTCCAGGTTCCTCTTATTCAGCGCATCGTCAATGAACTGTTCTAGCTGTGCGTCGCTCTCATACACTACAATGCTCTTGCTTCCAGCCCAATTCTCTTTCTGATGATCCGTGTACTCTTCCAGATAATATCGTGTCCCGCCGTCAGTTTCCACGGCGGTGTTTTTTTGCGCCGCCTCCCGGTTGGCTTCGAATACCTCCCTTGCCTGCTCCGCCAGTGCTTCCAGGGTGTCCCCTTCAAACAGGCCGTTCAGGCGGTTGTACATCTTCTCCGAGCCGGACATCGCGTATTCGCAGAGGTCGCAGGCGATTTCTTCGTACACGATGTCATATGTGGTCTTCTTTTTGTAGGTGGCCTTGCAGCGATCCCAATAGTCCTGCCATTGCTTCGCCCCATATTCTAGTTTCCCCTCCGTGTTTACGAAAAGTTCACCAGAAAGAGGCGCACGGCCTTCGTAAAACTGATGGAACAATTCATGGTGGATAAAATCCAAATCGGTTCCATCCTGAGCAAAGATGAGGTTGGTTCCAGTCTTAACAAAGGCAACACTGTCCATGGTTTCGATCGTGTCGCCTACCCGCACCTCCGTTCCATACGGGACGTGGTACAGCTCATAGCCATAAGCCTTTGCAACCTCGTTTTCGGCCCTCTGCTTGGGAGATAAATCCGATTCCCTGACGGCCTCGAATCTCGCCTTTCCTCTATCGGTC